TTTTTTTTTTCCAATGTGCCGTACCGTGCCGATAAATTAAAGTAATATATATATAGGAATTTTGTTAACGAACGCAAAGCGTGTTACAGACGAAGTCGCCACAAAATTCCTCCCAGAACTTTAGTTCGGGCACAAAAAAATGTTAACGGGGTTTACAAAGGGGGTCCCCGCCAACATTTACTTAGTATTCAGGTGAGATTTCTTCAAACAAATCTTCATCACTGCAGTAACAAATACAACAGTATTTTTTAACTCCACGCACTAGTTTGCACAGCATACGCGTCATAAATGTCTCCATTAACTTGGTCAACCTGTACTAAAACAAAATTCATGGATGTTGGTAGTACAGCACCAGTCAACACTAGTTGACATTGATCTGTGTTGTTAGTTGTACCCAATTTTACAATAAATTCAATCATAGGTTGGCCGCCAGCCGAACCGTTAGCCGGTTGAGATCTATACCCTACACCAGTAGAGGGATTGTCTAAAACTAAACCACAGTTTAGAGGCGTAACAGTAGGTCTAGTTATAGTTGCACTAGTACCACTCCATTGTATAAATATTCTGTAATAACCTGATTGTACATCTTCAGGAAAGAATATAGTATTAGCATTTAACTCGATTCCAAAATTGCTACCATCTTCAGGATGAGTTCCTGTAGTGGTAGTGCTAGTACCAAAAGGGTTAGCATTATTAATAGTACCAACTGTAGCTTCAGAAGCCAAGTTTAAGTAGTAATCTGAGTTTAAAGCCCATCCAAGTTGATTGTTTTGGCAAGATTTACAGAAGGTAATATCGTAAGAAACCCACAACTGACCCATACCATCATAAGACGCGGGCATATTGTTTACAGCAATTTGAAATTTACCCAAGTCATACAACCTAGGGTCTTGACCCTCTTTCACATTACCAGTTCTTACATAGAACAGCTTTTGAGCAGTATCCGTAGGAGCGCATTCAATAGCGTGCATAATATTGTCAGAGGGTTTACCCGAGTTACTAAACATGTAGTTCAACATTTGTGGAGCATCTTGAAACTGCTCGTCAGCTGAATTATAGTCAGTCGCTAGAATGACCTGACCTAATCCCAAAGCGGTAGTGGAGGCGATAGCGTCAGATGAAGTTGACACAAATTGGAAAATCATTCCATTTATTCTATACTGTTCATAATTTCTAGCGATCGAAGACAACCAAGGGAACGTGGTGTCGAGGCCAGGGTTAATGTCAAAAACGTGGTTTGTAAATGTACTAGCCACGGAGTTCAACCCTGTAATAAATTCCCTTTTTCTTACTCTGATGGAGTCTTCTCCGAAGGAGGGGACGACAGCATCTTCATACAGTAAACTGTTTTCTTTTACCGTATAATCACCCCAACCAGTTATTTTTTTAAACAACCTACCAAGATGGGAACCACCCATCTGACCAAGTGCACTGCCCACTTCAGCTCCAATACCAGGAGCCATCATGTTACCTATCCAGGCACCGCCTGCCCCACCAAGGGAGCCGCCAAGCTTTTCAGCACTGAAAAAGTCTTTAGGGATAGAGTAAGCACCCTGACCTCTAGCATATCTTCTTTTTCTTTTAGCAGCCATTTCGGCTTTTTTCTTATAATAAGCAATTTTTTGCTTGTCAGTATACTTTTTTTTTCCTGGCATTTCACAAATCCTCGATAATAAAAAATTAATATTTCTTTAAATAGAAATTCACCACTCTAGATCCTCAATAATTTCATCATCAATTATTTTATTTTTGAAAATATTATCTTCTACAATAATATTATCTTCTCTTTCATCATCATCATCGATGTCGAAGACATCTTTTTTATCCCACCAACTAGTTAGCTGATAATCATCAGTAATAGTTTGCAGTATCCACCTCCCATCACTTAACAAAGTTAAGTCGGGTTTACTATTTGTGAAAACAAATATGCGAGGTGGGTCAAAATATAATTTCTTATATTTATATCTGTCATCAAAGGCGAAGCCAGATTTAAGTTTTTCAATTGCACCAAACATTTGATACAACTTTTCTTTATTAATAGCCCTAGGCATATCTATAAAGAAGGCAGGGCAGTCTTTATTGTACTTTTTTCTATAAACTTTTTGACAACAAAAAGCCATTCTCATAATATCCTTGAAGTCATTGCAAAAGGGGATCTCATCACCTCGACCTTCAATACAACATTTACGTACAACTTTAGTTTTACCAGCCATCCCTTTAGGGTGGATGATAATGTTGACTTGATCTTCGTTTTCAATAAGACATTGGTTATAAATTTCTCGTTGAAAAGGCCTCCAAAGATCACCATCATTTAATCTTTTAATGTCTCTAGGTAAAGGAGTAACTGTTCCAACGGAACGTTCTTCATCCATCCATGGACCTTTAACCCTAGTTTCATCTTTCATAACATAAAAGTCGTCCCTACGACACGTAGTAGAAGTAGGAGTTAAGAATATGTTATAATAGCCATATTTCTTAAAGACGGGTTTGACATCTCTTTTTCTAACTTTCAAAGATATTCTACCCTGGTAATGTAAATAGCCAGTAGTAGACCCTTTTTCCAATTGGAAACACCATTTCTTACAAAATATTTCTAAATCTTTTTTAAGTTTTTCAACATCAATACCTTCAGCCTTAAGCGTAAAGTCCCAGGTAGCGATAGGGTTTTCAGACATGTTCCAAAGTGTGTCAATAGTGTGCTAATGTGTACATTAACATCACTAACTTTTTTCTAAATGTAAATTCAGTTAACCTTGAGTTAACACAAAAAAGTAAAAACCCACGCAAAGCGTGCCCCCCCTGGGGGGGGCGCAAGACTGGGGGGCTCTGGAGTTATTTGCAAAGGCCGCCCTTGGGCCGGTTTTATGCTAGGAGCGAAGCGACGACGCATAAAATTGCAATAACTCTTTAACTACTTTTCAAAAATTTTTCAATAGTAAACAATTTTATAATTAATTATTTTTTTTTTCCAATGTGCCGTACCGTGCCGATAAATTAAAGTAATATATATATAGGAATTTTGTTAACGAACGCAAAGCGTGTTACAGACGAAGTCGCC